CCGCCCTTCGAAAGCAGCTTCTTGGCTTCAAGCAGCGCCTCGGCGCTCAATTCGCGCATGATCTTCTGCACGTTGAACAGCGCCCAGCGATAGGAGATGAATCGCCCGGCGACGCGCCCGCCGCTCGCCTTGTGCTTAAACCCGGATTCCAACAGGTGGAACACCCGCTGGCGGCCCTTGGCGACGCTGGAGTTCTTCGCCTTGCGGCCGTACCGGACGCCGATCTGTGCAGCAATGACGCCTGCCTGCCCGCGCATTCGGCGCGGCGATGTCATTTCAGTCGCGGCCGAAATGGCGAGTCGGTGTTTCATCGACGGGCCGCGGAACCGAGCCATGAGCCACTTCCGCCCGAGGTCGCCGACGTACGGCTTGAGCACCTTGCGGAATACGCGCTTCCGAAGCGCCTCGTTCACGTTGATGGGCAGCCGCTCAAGGGTGCGCCGCAGCTCAGCGTCTTCGAGCTTGATCTTGACGGCGGTCGCGCTCACAGCACCACCTCGACGGCGATGATTTCCATGTTCCGGCGACGCTGGTCGCGGTCGGTCGCGCCGCGGATGTTGAGGTAGCGCGTCGTGCCGCCGTCGGACCAGAGCAGTCTGCTGCGAGTCGAGATCGACGGGTGCCAAGGGCACAGGATTCGGTAGTTGCTCTGAATCGCCGGGCCGCCATCATCCACGCTCTCGGCGGTGTCGAGCTGCTCGATGTGCATGGGGATCACGGCGACGTCGGACCATGTCTCGACGGCCTGCCCGAGATCGTCCACCGTCGTTGCGGGGTTCTGCAACGTCGCGACGAGCCGCATCATGCCGTGCGGAACGTGCGCCATCAGCCGATCCCCTTCCCCATCATGCCCGAGATGCGATCCCAGTAATCGCTCGAAAGCACCACGGTGTCATCCCCGCGGCTCTGAACGTGCTGCGTGACACGCTGTAACAGCGCCATTTCGAGCAGCGGGTTCAGCGTGTTCGAGCCGCAATTCACGGTCAGGAGCAGCGGGTACGTCCTGGTCGCGTCCTGCTCAACGCCGCTAACGATCTCGCGATCGAGCTTGGCGTACTGGAGCCCGTTGATGGTGACCAGCGGATGGGCATACGAGAATCCGCTGTCGTTGAACGACACCACCTGGGTGACCGGCTGCCTGGAGAGAAGTACAAGCTTCTCCGTGTTCGTTGGCTCGACGCCGACGTACTGCGTGCGGGTGGTCGGGTCCACGACCCAGCCGGTGCGCTCTTCGAGCTCGCGCACGGCCGCCTCCCAGGCGATGCCGATGGCGGGATCGTCCTCGGTGTGAGGAATCCGCGCCCAGCTTCGGAACTTGGCAAGGTCAAGAGGCATCGTGCTCCTTCAAGCAGGGGCGTCGGGGGTGCAGCCCGACGCCCCTGCCGATGGGAGGAGAAGAACCGTCAGGCGTTGGTGGTCTGGTTCTGGACGAGCGCCTTCACGCGGGTGAAGTTGCTGTTGGCGAACATCATGCCCTGGAAACGGACGCGGGCGGTCTGCGACAGGCTGTACTCGTCGCGGATCATCGAGATGCCACCCCATTCGCGGATGGAGAAGCCTTCCGAGATGTTTCCGAGCACGGCCACGCAGTTCTTCCCGGTGGTTCCCGTCGTGACATGCACCGGGGTGTACTCGGTGACGTAGACGGGCAGGCCGAGCAGCGTGAACTGCGAGCCGGTGCGAACGCCTGCGTCGGCCGACGGCACAAACAGCGGCACGTTGTTCGCCGTCAGGCTCGCGAGCTTCGCGTACGAGTCCTGCGGGAGAATCCACGCCGCCGAGCCCCAGTACGCCGCGGGGAGCTTCTCGTAGCGCATTTCGGTCAGCTTCGCGAGCGTGATGCCAGCCGTAACCGCTGCGGCGCGGGTGTTCGTGACGCCCGTGGTGGACACGATGTTCACGTTGGCGTTCACGGTGAAAATTCCCGTGGGCGCGTTCGTGCCGGTGCCGCCGACGTATCCCCATTCGAGGTTCCGAGCCAGCTGCCGCTGAATGTGCTCAACGACTTCGGCCTCGATGTCGAAGTTGGACTGCCGGATCAGCTGCTGGCTGATCTCGACCTTCGGCAACGTCGGGTTGGGCGCCAGCGGCACCTCGGCGAACGCCGGGTCGGTATTCGTCGTGGCCACGCTGCCAGTATCCGGCTCGGTCCATGCCGAGGTGTAGTCGGCGGTGGCCAGCGTGTTGTACCGGAGCGTCGTGTAGCCCTGGACGCCGGTGCGGATGTCTGCGAGGTTGCGGACCACGGTGCTCGCGTCGAGGTACTTGAGGATGCCCTCTTCGTAAATCTTCGGGATGAGGATGCTGCTCGACGCGGTCGAGATCAGCGCACGCTGTTCCGGAGCCGCGCCGCCGCGCATGTACGACAGCCATTGGTCGCGGTATTCCGTCGTGGCGCGCCATTCCTCGGTGCGCTCGCGGGTTTCGCGACCGACCTTGGCCAGCACGGTGTGGCTGGCGAACTTCTCGCGCAGCTCGGCCGCGGACCGCTTCTGGTTCAGGTCCTTCAGCTCGTCCATCAGCTCGGTCGCACGGGCTTCCTGCTCGGCGTTGATCTCGTCGTGAGCGAGAATCCCGTTCACTTCCGCCTCAATCGCCTTGCGGCGCTCAATGATTTCTGCCTGCTTCATAGCGTGATGCTCCGGTACCGCAGACGAAGCCGGGCGAGCGCCCGGCTGTAGGTGCGAGCTTCGGCGGCCGTCTGCGGGTACGCGCCGGATTCGACAATGGACACCTCGCGTAGATCAACGTCTACGAGGGTGCGCTCGGTGCCCTTCCAGGCGTCCGAGCGAACGATGAAACCGAACGACATTTCGGACAGGACGCCCGAATCGACCAGCGCGTAGACGTCCTTCGCCCGCTGCGTGTCGGGCAGCTCGACGTCGAACGCCAGCCCGCGGCTATCGCTCGCGAGCTTCAGGCGCTGGCTCTTGGTGTTTGCGAGCAGCTCGCGCCGGTCATGGCCGACCAGCAGCGAGATGTTCCCGGCGAGGCTCTGGTCGAACGCGCCGCGGGCGACGCGCTCGGTGAACGGCTTGCCGCCGTTGACGTTGCGAACGACCAGCGGCAGGCTCGGTGCGTCGTACACCGCGGCGTAACCGGCGATCCGGTTGCCTTGGCGTTCGAAGCTCGTCGTACGGACCTCAAGCATCCTCGGCCTCCTCGTTGTCGGGCCCGGTGGCTGCCGACGCGCCGCCAGGCATCGTGACCGCTGGCGTGTCGAGCCCTTCGACGGGAGGCAACCCGAGGTAATGCCTTGCGTCGTTCGGGCTCATCACGCCAGCGAGCACGAGCTTCGAGAACGCCATCCCCTGGTCGCGCAGATTGCCCCGCGTGATCGGGGTGGTGTCGATGCGGACCGTCTCGCCGGGACCGCACAGCTTGCGCGTGAGCTCCGACTCCCACGCGCTCGCCCATGCGGCAATGGCTCCGTCGGCGTATGCGCGGGCCGTTTCAGCCTGGCTCGAAAGCGCGCCGCCGCCCTGCTGGAACAGCATTTCCGGCGGAACGCCGAAGGCTCGGGCGATTTCCTGCACCGAGAACCGTCGCGATTCGAGCATGGTGCCCGACGTCTCCTGGCTGATCTTCTCGGCCTTCATCCCTTCGCGCAGGATGAGCGGGCGCGACGCGCCGTCCGCGGTCGCGTGCATGTTCATCCAGGCGTCGCGGATGGCCTGTACCGTCTGATCGCTCATTGCGCCCGGGTGCGTGATGGCGACCTTCCCCATGCTGCCCGTCTTGACGAGCGCAGCGTGTGCGCCGGATTCGTCGGCAGCGAGCTGCATCGTCCACCGGGCCGCTTCGAGCGGCGAGCGAAACCAGCACGGGTTCAAGTGATCGGGGTAGCAGCCGATGTGCAGAATCTGATCCTGCGAAAGCACGGTCTGGCCGACGCGGTAGATCACGCCTTCGTCCACGATTTCCGAGCTCATGGCGTCGGCGGGCACCGGCTGGAGCTCGGCGACCGAGCCGTCCGAGCCGCGGCGGATGAGCGCCAGCCCGTTGCCGTGCATCAGCGCCGTCGATGTCGTGTAGCGCCGAAACTCATAGCCCGACTGCCACCGGCTGGCGTCACGATTCAGCAGCATGGCCACCGGGTGATCCGGCAGCTTCTGCCCGGCGTTGTCGTACACGTTGACCGTCAGCCGGGCGATGTCGGCCGAAATGAGCTGCGTCGCCCGCAGGACCGCGGGAATCCCATCGGCTGGTCCCGACAGGATCGGCTCGGGTCGCGTGTAGACCGCGATGCCCGTCTTGAATCCGAAGAACCGTGAGAAGAGGCCCACGGTCGCATAGAACACAAGTGCCCAAAATCGTCAAGGCCAATTCCGGCAAACACGGACTATCCGAGAGGACAAGTCGACGCGCTCAAGCCGGTGGCCGTGCGGACTTGGTGATGCTCCATGAGCAGCGCCGCCATGTTCCCGGCGACTACGGCGTCGGTGTTCCCCGAGCTGCGGCCCTTCACCGGGCGGATGTTGCCGACGTTGTCGGCGATCAAACGCACCGAGTTGAGCGCCGCTCGCAGGACCGGGTCGGGTTCGTAGAACAGCTGCTTCGATTTCAGGAGGTCGCCCCAGAGCTTCCACGCCGGTGCCATCGTGCGGATCGACTGGTCCACCGGGACAATCGGCCAGCCCTTGTCCATCCAGCGCTTAATGTCTTTTGCCTGGCTTGGGTGCGGGTCAACGCCGATCTTTCTCACCCCGAATTGGTGCATCAGGTTCTCAATTTCCGCTTCCACGATGGTCATATCGTGCCATTCGCCGGGCATCCGCCGGAGGTGGCCCTGCTCGACCCACGCGCCGAGCGGCTGCTTGCACCGCTTCTCGTCGCGCCCCATGTCGGTGCCTGCCCACCAGGAGACGTTTCGCGCCCGGATCACGCCGCCGTCCACGACCATCAGGCACAACGTCGTGAGGTCGAGCTGCGGCCCGTAGCCGCCGCGGGACAGGTCAAGCCCGATGACCGCCGGTGCGCCCTGGAGCCGGGTCCAGTCCGACGGCTGCATCTGCCGCTCGAGCACAGCGAGGTCGATGTCGGTCGTGGCGAGTTCGTGGTACCGGCAGGCGAGCTGCGTCTCGAACTCGGCGATCTGCGCCGGGTCGCCCGACTCGAGCATGGTCCGCGCCGAGAGCTCGAGCTGGCCGGGGTCGATGATGACATTGAGCGCCGGGTGCGCCTTCGGCCAGGCGGCCGGGTCCGATGCCTGGTCATCCTGCTCAAGCCCGTACAGCATCGGCCACCAGCCCGCCGGGTACGGGGTGCCGTCGGCGATGGCCCGCTCAAGGGCGTCCCAGTAGCCCCAGATGGGCCGCGTCTTCTGCTCGGGGTCGGGCGTCGTGATGGCGAGCAGCTGCGACGTCGGAAACTTGGCGAGGCCCGTCAGCAGGCGGCCGAACGCCTTCTCCATGCGGGCGACCTCATCGGCGATGACCATGCGGGTCGTGAGCCCGTCGAGCGCCTTGTCGGTGCATGGCAGCGAGATGTACCGATTGTTCCCGTGCTTCACGCGCCCAGGATGCGCCGGCGTCGAGCCGCCCGTCGATTTCCACTCGGAGACGCCGAGCGTCTCGGACATGACTGCCATGCGCTCGAAGGTCTTCTGCGCGAGCCGCGAATCCGGCGCGACGCTTGCGAACTCAAGCCGCGTCGAGCCGTCCCGCATAGCCGCCATGAGCAGGCTCGCCGCGAACTCGGTCTTCCCGTTGCCGCGGGCGACGGCCAAGAGCAGCGCCTTCGTCGCCGGCGTGTCAGACTTGCGGCCGTCCACCATGCGCCGCCTGGCGAGCAGGATCATGGCCACCATGCATTGCCACGGCATCCAGACGAGCGGCTGGCCCGCGCCAGCTTCCGCGCCCTGCCCGCACTTCAGCGCGAACGCTCTGGCGTCCTCGGCGAGCTGCTCGTCCCACCACACGCCGTGCTCGCCTGGCTTCGCCCGCTCGGCGAGGTACCGACGGCACGAATCGCGGATACGGGCGTTCGCCACGATCGACCCATCGACCACCGCACGGGCGTAGGCGTCCGCGGCGTCGGCGCATAAACCCGGCTTGCGCCGATGCTTGCGCCGCGTCTCGGTTTTGACGG